GAAAGGGTTAGTACCAAAACCTTGCGTACCACCAGCGAAGTAAATCTTGGCAGCAGCATCACCAGAGACCGTGGAGGTCATGTTGGCTTGAATTGCGCCTTCAGCAACACCGGAAAAAGCAACGCCAGTGACGGCAGCAGTAGTACCGATGTTACGTCCAAACGAAATGATGTTACCGGTAGCAGCATACACACCGGAAGCAGTGCGGCCATCACCCCAGCCAGAAGCCACGGAGATTGCAGTGCGATACACATAAGAAGGTAGTGTGGCGCTACCAGAAATCACCATGCCTGTGATGTCGGTACGGGTGTCGTCCTGCCGGTAGGGTGAAGGAACAATCACACTCATGAAAGCGCCACTGGCAGTAGCTGAACCAGAAGCCCAGGTTACGGGAACATAGCCACGTTGCTGGAAGTAACGGTAACCAGGAACAGCCAATACAGAAGTGGGGCCACCTTTAGAAGAATCGTTGGTACCATCGGCGGGGTTAGCGTCAATGTTTTTGTACCAACCATTAAGAGCGCTACTCCAGTTACCTGGGTAGATCTTTTTAGCAGACAAGTAGGTCATTTATTTTTCCTATAGAAGGTATGGGTTATCAGACGTTGCCGTCGTCAGACACGAAGCTGTAAGCAGTAGTAATAAAATCTTTGTTTAAGATTTCAAAACCAGCATACAGTTGCCAGATCAAGATGATAAAACGGCTGAAGTCATCGTTGTTGTTGATGAGCACTTGAGCGTTGGGACCGCCGATACCGACGCCAACAGCTTGGGGACCAAAGAAATAACCTTGGGAAACTTCTTGGCTGCTGTAGTTGGAACCGCCATCAAAAGAAGCGCTAAGAGTCTTGGTCGGGAAGTTGGTCGACTCGAAGAACTTAACACCTTCAAACTGCACGCCAGTAGGCATGACAGGTTCACCAGCAAGGAAATAACCTTGGCCGGCTTGGGGACCCATGTAGAAACTGGCGTTGTTGGGCATACCGGGGTTACCCATGTACATCCCTTGACCAGGATTGCCAGCATAGCGAGCAATTTCACGGAAGTCAGGATCACGACGCAGGTGCATCATGAACGTAGGATCGCAAATGCAACGATACAGACCATCGGAATAGGTCGGTACGTTACGCTTCCGAAGGTCTTTGACAATGTTCAGCAAGTCGGTACGAACTTGGAATTGCTGAACGTCGGCAGTGTACTCCGTAGCACTATAAGAAATACGACCGGAAGAATCTTTGGTCTTACCGCCAGCAAAGTAGTAACCACCTTGAGTGGTGTCAGCTTTACCGTTAGCTTCGGCTTTGGCCAATTCGTCAATAAAGACGCGGTCACGCCACCGGCGATAGTCATCAAGCAGTGTCAAACTGCCGATAGACTGGTGGAACATGTTGAGGTTGCCAGTGTCCAGCAGCATGCGCTGGGCAGTGATCAGGGTCTCACGTGCAATCTTAAAGGTTGAAGGCTGGGTCGGATCGCCGGGGTCAGCAGGGCCGGTGTATTCCTTAAGCACCACCAGGACTTTCTCCTTGGTGATGTTACGGGCGTTGGCGGTACCAATGGTTTGGTCGGCAATACGCTCGCGGCTGTCCTTGGTACCAGGAGTACCCCAGAACTTATAGCGATCTAGCTGAACCGTTTGACCAGGTTGGCGAGTAAAGTCGTGGACAACCACGGGCTCAACTGCCATTTCCGCGATGTATGCAGGGTGGGGACGATAGAGTTCCGCACCAAGAATCTTAGGGAAATCGTTATCAAGAAACACTTTGCTTTATCCTCCAGTGTCGCGGGACTGTTGTTTGTCAGGTGAAAGATTCAGACATAACAATGTCTTATCTACTTTAAATTTTAGCAGCTAATAATTTTACTTATTAACCGCTAAAATTATTTACTCAATTACTCCATTACAAACAATTTGTTTGCAACAACTTGAGGTTGAGCTTGGTTCAAAACACGCCAGGCATTTTGGGGATCACGCGCCATAATTTCGTTAAAGCCGCCCCAGAAGTTTTCAGGCTGTTGGGGTGCTGAAGCAGAAGGAGGAGCGGGGAAATTACCGATGTTAGCCATGGCAGGCTGAGTCGGATAACCAGGGCGCTCAAGTTCCGAAGTATTTTCGTACACAGGGTACGGACCTTCAGGACCAAAGAACCGCAGCGTGTAATCGCTAAGGGTATCAGGGTTGGTTAGAATCTCGTTATAAGCAAGATTCTCTTGGTGCTCGTTAACCGCAAAGTTAGCGTAACCATGCAGGGTAGCAACTGACTCATTGCCCCAGGCAACAGCACTGTCTAGCATCCCTTCAAGTTGAAGGGCGTAGTTATTTAGGATTCCGGGCGCTTCGATTCCGAACGCGTCCATTACTTGGCGGCTTTCCTGCCCCATCCCCACCAGGTCCGCGATTTGCTCCAAGGAAGGAGCTGACGAGGTTTGGGAATAATTGGGCGATAAGCCCTGGCTGGGATATGAGGTCTGCATCCCCAATTGCGGCGAAGCTTGGGGGCTGCTGACTACCCCGTAGTTGGCCGGGGCGTACTGAGTCGTCGGTGTCGACGGTTGACCCTGGAAGGGGGATTGGACTGGAGCGCTCAGTAGGTTGACCACCTTGTTGAACGCCGACTCCCATGGGTTGTTGACCGGTGCTTCCTGAGAGGGCACCGAGTAGTTCGGTTGGGATTGGGGGGCGTACTGAGTAGGGGCGTATTGGTAGTTGGGGGTCGCCTGAGGTACCGCTTGGGGGTAGCTCATACCCACCTGATACGCCTGGGGCGCCGGCGCTTGCTGATAGCTGGGTGCTACCGCTTGCGTCGGAGTCGGAGCCGCCATCACGTAGCTGCTTGGTGCTACTGACGGTGCTTGGCTCGTCTGTGGGATCGATTGGACGGTAGCGTCCTGCATAACTCATCTCCTTTTGTAATGCTTCTAGGGTTCGATACAGATAAGGTGTTAGGTCCAGCCTTGGATCCGCAGCCATCGGAAGATCCGGTGACTCCGGGTGGGGGGTCTGCATCATTCCACCCACAAGGCGAGCAAATTGAGAAAATGCATTCTGCAATTCGCCTACCATCCTGAACGGGAAACCGCTTAACATAGCGGCTCGTTCCTCATCCGTTTTTGACGGAAAGAGGAACTTCAGTGCTTCAATGCTATCAACACCTAACTCCTGTAGGTTCCTTACAACAATAGAGTTGTTCAAAATGTCTTGCGTAGATTCCTCATACACAGGACCAGTCCAACGCCAAAGTACCGTAAGATCACCATCAGGAATTAAACCTGTAACACCTGGAGGAACAATTTTAGTTTCCATACAGGCCATCATGACTTGCTTGACTTTTTCATCAAACCCAGTCATAGCAGCTTTGTATGCTTGATTTTCTTCTAGGGGAGCATCCTCAGGTGGTTCCACGGGCTCTTCAAAACCTGCAGCTTGCGCTAATGACGCCCTAAACAATCTTTCCTCTTGGAAAATAATTAATTCAAGACAACGTGAAATTCCGTAAGTATAAATAGCAGTTGCTTTTTTCTTTGATGTAGCAGCAACACGACCAAATAATGATTTGTATTCAGTTGCTGTTATGCCTGCTGAAATAGAAAGTTCGTCAATACCGCCAAGAGCAGTTCGGATTTCTTCTCGATAAGTACGTGCAAATGCGTTTTGGTCACCAGTAATAGCATCTGGAACAATGTAACCAACACGATCGTTTGGCTCCAAGTTTGCAATAATCCGTGGCACACGAATTTGCCCATCTACGCTGCTACGTCCAATAGGATCAGATTTAAACGTAGATCGGCTTAGTGCTCCCAAGCTACCAAAACCTGAGTTTGCTGCGATTGAAGGACGCTGAATTGTGGAGTCTGACCCCGATTCGATAAGGTCAGTCTTTGGCCTGGAAGACAGGAGTGTTGGGTTACCAAAGAACTGAACGTTTTTCCGCATGGTGCGGACTAACTCATCATGCGTGGTGATGTGTGACGCAAAAGCATCAAACTCACCTGTGCCTTCTGTAGAGAATCCTTTTGGGTTGTTAAAGATTTCTACGCAGGGAATAAATCCAAGAGTGTTATCAAATGTTTTTGTTTTACCAAGAGAGGTATAGTTGGGCATATCAAAAGACATCTCGCCTTCTGAATGCGTTTCTTCAATAGTACGTCGTTTAATTGAAAGCCGGATGTAACGCTTTGCCCCCTGCGCACCAAGGGTTTGTGTGCCTGTGATATTGCTTACAGCAATGTTGTCACCAAAGCCATTACCCTTTCTAACTTTGTAGCTGTAAATAATTACGACTTCATCAAGCTGGCCGTCAACGTTGTAATAGCTGCGATATTCATGATTACGAAAATAATACATTCGGTAATTGGACTGAGTAGGACGAATGTAAAAAATTCCTTTTCCATCACAAAGTACATAGTCCCAAATTGAATCAAGCCTAGTATCTAACTGATTGTATTTAACAACTCGATCTATAAAATCTTTGCGTTGGTTACCAAAGTTATCCTGAGACGGAAAGAATTCAACACCCTGACGGATGCCAAACATTTTCATCTGAGATAGATGAGACCCAACGACCATGGTATCGACATGCGCCGACCCATCCTTCTCGACCGTTGCGTCAATAATTTCTTTTAATCTGGCTTTTGGGTCGACCGCCATTAACTATTAGCCCCTTTATCTTTCTGTATATTAGCAGTTTTACTGAGATTTTTTGTTTTATTTGTTATCAATAAACAGTTTTGACAATGTTTGAAGGTAGTTGTTGACCATATTGAGGGCCAGAATACATGCCTTGGTTAAGTATTGCAACTGCTCCAGCATTTCCCATTGGGACTGAACCGTTTGAGTAAGCAAGAGGAAGTTGAGGGCCGCCTGGCTTTCTGTTGTCGTAAATGTTTTGTAGCTGTTGCATTGATCCTGGGTCCCATTGTTTGAGTTCTTCAAGTTGACCAGGGGTCATGCCACGAATCCCACGTTGTTGAATAACAAATTGTTGGCCAAAGGGATTACCAGCTACCATGCCTTGCAGGTTGCCGGCTG